AAATTTCCAACGAAAAAAGAGTGTTGTACTTATTATGATCTGCATAATCCTCATATGCGAAGTTTGAACGCACTCGGAAATTATGAAAGTGACTGGGATCCTAATACGAAGTTGATCTATATTGTCTGCGAAGATCGTAATATAGTGGACGACGTTTTACCTTTCGCGCAGGAGGACTCTAAGTTTGAGTCTATTGAAAAAGATATTAATTGTATTAAAATATAAATAAAAATGAACGATATATATTATCTGCACGACCAATATGAATCAGATTTAACTCTCACTATTTATTTTATCTGTATCCTCACATGTTATCTATATATATGCTTGTAATCATTTGTGCTAAAAAAAATTGTTAACAGAATCTTAATGATTAAAGAAACTCTAAATCCTGCAATTTCCAGTATTCAATCGTTTTATTCGGTAGCGGTCGTGCGATAATAAATGGTATTATTTTCAAATCATATTCCATCATGGCTATCGTTCTCGCGTTAATGATATGCGAATCGACTTGTACAAAAGGCATGGCACCGCGCTCAATCTGCTCCGCTCTCGCACCTATAATTCGCGCCTTTTCGTATTTGGTGATGAACGGTGCAGTTTTGTGAAGCGGATCTATTATTTTCGAATTTGCATCTCGAACTACTCTCGTCAGTGCGGCGACTTCGTCGAAATTAATACACTGAGATTCGGGATGCATGTTTTCTAAATCCGTAAGAATCATGTAATCTTCTAATTTTTGATAAGAAGTATCGTTTTCTTCGTCGAGATCCGGTTCTATATGTGCTCCCACATTCAGAATCGTTTCGTCATCCTCTCCTGCCAGTGCATTTTTTATATTCATGATATCTGCGGAATTCACACTTGCTGCATCGTCGTTTTCTGCATCTTCGTCTTCTTCCGCATCTTCTTCCTCGTCTGCCGCGTCTTCCACATCGTCTTCCTTATCTTCGTACTCACTATCATTTTCGCTATCATCGTCAGACACAACCGACTCCTCTCCCTCTCCGTCTTTCTCTTCCAAATTCGTGCCAATCGCGGAAAACTTTGACATGATGATGATATATAATACGTTTGTTTTGTCTAAATACTTTAAAAAGGTATATTTCAATTTTGCGCGGAATATCTACTATCGATTTATTCATTCGACTTCCATATGAAATCGCACGTCACACACATGTATAAATGTTTCATAAAATTGTTATCGTATCGAATATAAATGACATCCGTCTTTTTATCGGCATTCTCTTTATTGCTCGCGCACTTTTCATTCGGACACGGAAGAATAATATGCGGCAAGGTTGGGTCGTGTTTTGTGTATTTATTCACGAAATGTTCAAACGGTTTATTGTTGTCTTCTTGGTCGTACTGGATGTTCAGCACACATACGTTTTCGTGGCTGATGGATTTATCGACGTTCCCACACACGCGGCAGAAATAAATCAACGAATCATCGCTGACCTGATGATAGAATTTATTATCACAGACCTCACAGAAACGAATAGTTTGAACGGCCGACATGGTGGAGTATATAATACCTATACATTTAAACTACTTTTCAATTTTTTGTAGAAAGATGGATTCGCATAAAATTGAAAAGGAATATAAATATATTTTAGCACTATAAAGAAACATGAAGGCCGTAACATTTGAGACATTAGAACAGTTCCTCTCGCACCATGCTTTGAAAAAAGAGAGTACTCAGGAGCTCACACATACAGAATTCGGGAAAACAATCAAGAGAAAATTCCACATTCCGAATGACAAATACGAACAGTACATGAAACTTTATTACAAAGACGTGATCAAACCGAGACGCTTTTGTAATATTATTGAGAGACAACTTATTTTCAAAAACGCGGACAGTGGGCCTTTACTGCTCGACGTCGATCTACAGTTTTTAGACCAGCACACTACCCGACAATATACCTCCCACCATATAAATGAATTAGTGCAATGCGTGCTTACCCTTCTTTCCGACACGTTTGAAATGGACGATGATATCAACTTTATCGTTGCGGTACAAGAGAAACCTGCTCCACGTACAGTGACTAAACCGAATAGCACGGTGATTGTCAAAGACGGAATCCATTTACTGTTTTCCATTTCCATCGAAATGATTTACCATCAATATTTCCGGCAGAAAATCATCGACGCCGTGCAGAAAATCGATATGTGGAAAGCATTGCCGATTTCGAATGGGTTTGAAGATGTGTTTGATTCATCCATTTCCAACGGCACGAATGGCTGGCTGGCTCCGCTTTCCATGAAACCGGATGATAAATATCCATATGACGTAACTCTTGCATATAACGTGAATTTCGATACGGATAAAAATACATGGAGCAAGATCATTTTGGTGGAAAAGGCGGAACAGGTGGAGGCGTTTTATAAACAGTACTACAAACAGTTGTTCGTTCGTAACCAGTCCCTGCCTAAATTATCTTTACCAAAAGAGTCCGCTTTGGCCGATATCAAAAAGTTCCAGGACATGAATAAAAAACCGGCGTCGCCGACGCCCACCAATACAACCAAAAATATGGGAATGGTGGGAGGCGACGAAATGTACCAAATACCTATCAATACGATTCGGCAAATCCGGAATAAAGACGATTTGGAGACGCTGAAAAACGTATTTCTCGATCATTTAGAGCCGACGAAATACGAAATCCGAGAAGCATTTGAATTCGCCATGACGTTGCCGGAAACGTACTATGGATCTGGATCGTATAACAAATGGATTAAAGTCGGTTTCGCTCTCCGCAATACGTCGATTTATTTATTGATTGGATGGGTTGTGTTCAGTGCCCAGTCTTCTTCCTTTGATTTCACCAAAGATATTGGAACTATGTGCGATCATTGGATGAGATGGATTCAAGAACCGGAATTCGGCGTGACCCGGCTGAGTCTCATGTATTGGTCAAAACACGACGCGCCGGAGAAATACCAGAAAGTCCATGAAAACACGGTCGATTTTTACTTGGACCAAACCATCGGAGGATTGTCTTTAGAGCAATTGACAAAGAAAGGAAAAGGAACCGGATGTAGCGACTATGATATTGCCACCGTAGTCTATCACCTGAAAAAAGGACTGTTTATCGCGTGCGGAATTAAATCGAATTCGTGGTATGTATTTAACGGCAGCTATTGGTCGAAGGACGATTCCGGGACGACACTGAGAAATATATTATCAACCCAAGTTCGAGGATTATATATTGCGAAATCCACGAAACTGTGGGAAAAAGCACACCAGATCAAAACGCCGGACGGAGAAGTAGATACGGAAAATGAAGAACATCAGCTTCTGAAAGCTCGCGCCAATATGTTTATCGGAATTGCCACGCGATTAGGAAATACGCACGAGAAAGATAATTTCATGCGCGAATGTAAGGAGCAGTTTTACGACAAGGATTTCGAGAAAAAATTAGACCAGAATCGATATCTTCTTTGTTTCAGTAATGGCGTCATTGATTTCAAGGAAAAACGGTTTCGTAAAGGGTATCCGGAAGATTATATATCAAAATGTACGCAAATCGATTACGTTCCGGTAAATAGAGATCGGGAGCGAGATCGAGAGATCATCGTGGAAATCCAGGAATATTTCGATAAACTGTTTCCCATTCCGGAATTATGTGCATATATGTGGAACCATTTGGCTTCGGTGATTATTGGCGATACAGCGAAAACTCAATGTCTGCATTATTATACGGGCGTGGGACAAAACGGAAAATCTATGTTGGTCAAACTGATTCAACTGATCTTGGGCGATTATGCGACGGAATTGGATGTTTCCTTCTTTGTCAATGAACGACCTTCTCGTGGAAAGGCGACTCCAGAACTACTTTGTCTATTGGGTACTCGATTTGCCGTGACCGCAGAACCGTCGGAGGGGGAAAAACTGAATGAAGGGCCGATGAAAGCGCTGACGAGTGGAACGGATCGTATCAAATACAGAGGATTGTTTAAAGACGAAGAATCGTTTCTGCCTCAGGTACATAGCGTCATTATGGCGAATCATTATCTTCCGGTGAAAAGTCGAGATCATGGTACCTGGCGAAGAATCCGCGTGGTGAAATTCCTTTCTCTATTCGTGGATACGCCAGATCCCACGAAAGAGTATCAGTTCAAAAAAGAAGAGGATTTCGACGATAAATTCGCGAAGTGGGCGCCGATTTTCATTTCCTTGCTGGTGGAAAAGGCGTTTGTGAATCAGGGGTCGTTGAAAATCTGCAAGATCGTCGAGGAATATAGTATGGAGTATAAGAAGGGCCAAGATTATCTAGCGGAATTCATTGCCGACAAGATCGAGAAATGCCCGGGGAATCGTCTGAAGAAAACGAATGTCCTCGAATCGTTCAACGAATGGTACTTTGCCAACTATCGCGAGAAGATTTCTGGGAAGAAGCAAGAATTGTTCAATACCATGGACAAAGCATTCGGTGCATGTGTTTCGAATTGTTGGCTGGATGTGAAGATTAAAATAGAATATGATACGATCGGACAACAGAGCCTCACTACGCATGAAACCAATAGCGAAGCCGGAACAACGACGTCTGAATTATCGGCTTAGTTATATAGCTTTTTCTTAATTATTATTTAAGGTTATTATTATAAGATTTTTTTTATAATAATCTAAGCTCCCTAAGCTCCAACGTTCATTACCACTGTGTAACTTCTACTCAGTAATGCAGTAGGTCCAGTTGGTACTGCTGTGGTCTGAGTTGCCGAAGGCGAAATAGTCATTTTAAACGTGATTGTATCGCCTTGGAAAATAGGTAATTTATAGTATCCGTCCTCTTCTGTGTTATATTTCTGTAGTTTGGCATCATTGAAACGAGTAGGTGCGCTCGTCATTAACTGATTAAATAATTCCCGAGAAATATTACTGGTAGAAACGTTGTCGTCCAGATACTTCGCTCCCGATAAATCGGTTTTCAATAAAGTCGAAGTTCCTACTGTCTTATCTATACTATTTACTAATGCAACTGCATATGTCGCCACATCGTCGCATTTCGCATTTACATCCGTAATAACCGAATCTTCGTTGGTAAATAAATCCGCACCCAGATAGGTACCGAATAATTGCTTGGCAAGATCTCTCAAGAAATCTTTTCCAACTCCGTCGTTTGAGACATACATATTCGTGGTGACCACCCCGTTCTTGGGATTAAGCACCGTACTTTTATTCGTCCATTGGGATGCATCCACATAGTAGTAAACGAAAGAAGCATCCAGGGTGATATCGCGATCGGTGCGGTAAAAGAAAGTGTTTTGCATCACACTGGCGGAAACGGATGTATTGAGAGTGATGACTGCATCAGAGGTGAGAGTCGGGGTATAACTGGGAATGGTACTTCCGGTAGATAGCTGAAACTGACGATTCAGTGCTGGTAAAACGAAATTCACGGTGGGAGGCATAAGAGAACCGTAAATACTGCCGAGAGTTATACGGAGGCCATCGTATGAATAAAATTCGCCACTCGATGCAGATGTGGTGACCCCTGCACCGGTAGTAATCGTAAACACACTGCCAGATTTAGATATGGATACAGTATCATTGATCGTTGCCATCGTCATCGCATCTCCACTATCAAGTACGATATAGAAATTTTTGCTCACCAGATCATCCCGGGTAAAACTTACTTGCTGAGAATTGGTCACTTTTGCAGAGGCATTGAATAGGAAAACGTCCGTCGTAAGAGCTGCAGAAAATCCGGGAAGAATACTGTTTTGTTTCAGGATCAGTTTATTTTGACCCGTGTTTGCAGAAAATAAACTCTTTATCATTGACGATGTGAAATCTCGGTTGGCTGTAATAGTCGTTCCTATAACTGACGTATCAGTCAGATCCAATGTAGATATTGAGTTTAATTCAAATTTACCGTTTGCCGTCGCCGTGGTGGGAATAGTAGGTGTCAGATCACTTTGATAGCTTATGTTTATTATAGATGAGTTTGATTTGGTCACACTGTTGTTTCCGGCTGTATCTGTACATAGAAATTTCACGTGTCCAATCGGATACACCCCTTCTCCAAGCGTAAATTGCGCAGACGAACCTGTTTTTACTTTACTCGTCCATGAAACTCCATTGTTTACCGAGTATGCATAAGATACTGCGTCTGTTGGAATATTAGTAATATACGCGGTACCCACATCGACTGGTTGAACGACGGTTGAAACAGTAGAAGTAGGGAACGCGACCACAAAACTGGCATCCGGACCGGTAAAATCAATTATAATAATAGACGAATTGGAGTTTTCCGCGCTGTAGTTCCCTAATGAATCGGCGCATCTCACTCTTATATGATTTACTGGATAATTACCTTCAGGAAGCGTGAAATATGAGTCTGAGATAGTTTGCACGGTCCAAGTAGATCCGGCATTGACCGAATATTCCCAAGATACTGCATCTGACGGAAGCGAGGTGATTGTCACCGACTGTAATCGGTTAAGAAGGGTAGTAGAAGACGGATAACTCACGGTAAGCCCGATTGGACCGGTGAGATCTATTGTGATGGCCGAGGTATTGGTAAAAGTAGTACTGTCAGCTCCGGTAGAACTTGTGCAAATAACCTTTATGGCATTACTCGCATATGTTCCATCGGGTAAGGCGATAGAAGTGTTTGGTGTAGCGGTATTTGTGATATATGTAGTTCCGCCGTTCAAAGAATATCTAACAGACGCAGCATTTGAAGCATCGGCACTCACTGCTATCGTATTCACTTTGTTAATTGTAGTTGTAGAAGAAGGAAAAGAAACCGAGGTGATGATAGATAGTACCCATAAAGCACTATTTGTTTTATTGGCATTGAATCCAAGTATAATGTTATTCAAAGTTGCAGTTTGGGTTGTTCCGTATAATATATCATTTGGAATCGAGGCCACGTATTTGTAGTAGTTTTGGGTTGCGTCATACATGATTAATTCTGCAAGTTGGAGATAGTGGTTAGCGCCGACGTTTTTATTAGCTGAGTGATAAAATGGCGTACCATTAATCGTTGCTATACTCGCCGGAAGGGTAAGCCTTAATGACGGTGTTCCCGGTCTTTGCATGTTAAAACTATCGTGTTCTAAGGTTGTACACGTGTACGGTAGTTTTAATATGTATCCCGACGAACCGTGTGCAAACTGCGCGGGAAATGTCACCATTTTTGTATTCTTTAAATCATACTCAAGAATATAACACGAGCGAAATGTGAAANNGTAAAATGTCACTAANGTACTTGGAAATGTCATGCTTACTAGACTTGTACTTCCCTGCGTAAACCCGCTCGCTGGGACACCATCACCTATACTAGTGACAGAATAGGTTATCCCGCCATTTGTGACAGAAGCTGGTAAATCCAAATGCGTGAGAGAATTAGAATTGGTAAAACTTCTGGCCCATAACGTATTTCCTCCTTGGTCTCTATACAAAACTCCGCCTACGGTAAAGTCCGCCACCAATAAATAGGCGTAATCCGCAATCGCGGTGGTAAAGTATATGTCCCGGATATTTTCCATCGTGCTTTCCATCACCCAGTCACCGCCATATAATAAGTTTCCCGTATTGTTGTTTGACGCGCCGATCAATGCTTTACCTCCAGTTTCTGAGAGAAGCAATTGATAGTATTGTCTCCATTTATCACTTTGCAAGGTACTGCATGCAAGAAAATCGATATTCGTCAAGGGGAATTCACGGATAATATCTATCATAAACTGCACGTTCTGGGAATATGTTGCTGGCGACATTAAATCAGTGTCGTAGAACAGCGCTTGTTCGTTCATAAATGGTGTCGAATCTCCTCTGTAATAATGGAACGCAAACCCAATCCTAGACAATTTAGACGACGAAGACCAACTGCGAAGAAATGTGAATACGTCCGCCGTGGTTGAAAAGGTGTCGTACCCAATAACCAGGGTAGAAGCATTGCTGTATTGCGCCAAGGATTCAATGGCGGAATCGACGAACAACACATGTTGTATATTATCGCTAAATGAACTAAAAGATGCGTCGTAATTTAACGTACTCATCCACAAATATATATTTCATACAGATAATTATTATTATTTGAGCGGGACTAAATCATTAAAAAAGGCATTTAATGATTTTAAATTTCATTTTTGGGAAATCAATTAATATTCAGAACCACTGTATAACTTCGAGTTGTCATTGCTACTCCGGTCGGCACTTTCGTCAATTGATCAGACGCGGGAGAAAGGGTTAATTTGAACGTAAAAACATCCCCAGGTAGAATAGGCAGTTTATAAAACCCATCTTGTAAATACGTCCAATTGTTTTTCAAATCCGCAAATCTTTCCGGCGCAAAAGTCATTAACTCGTTGAAAAGTTCGCGTGAAATGTTACTGGTCGTATTGTTGTCGTTGAAATATTTATTTCCCGACGAATCCAGTAACATTCCCGAAAAAGTNCCAGTGGTCTTGTCAATGCTCGTCATAAGAGAATCTATCGCCAGTGCCACACCATCACATTTCGTATGTATATCCGACACGATCTCGTTTTCATTCGTGAATAAATCCGCGACTTTATACGTCCCAAATAACTGCCTGGCCAAATCACGGATGAAATCTTTGCTTATATTGTCATTCAATACGTAACCATTTCCAGTGATTGTTCCATTTTTCGGATTAATGGCGGTTTGAAGATTCGTCCATTTCGATTTATCCACGTAAAAATAGCAGAAAGAAGAATCCGGAGTCATATCTGAATCCGTGCGGAAAAAGAAAGTCGATTGCAATACCGTTGCCGGAACATTGGTAGTCAAAGTAAGTAATGCATCAGAAGTGAGAACGGAAGTAGCGTAATAATCCGGTATTATTTCCGCCGAAGTATTCATTCCTATTTGACTATTCATTGCACGTAACACCACGTTGATATTTGGAGCCACGATCGTTCCATACACACTACCGAGAATAACCACGAGACCATCATATGAATATAAATCTCCAACTACCGCCGTGTGAATCCCATTTTGTGTAGTGGTGATGGTAAATACGTCTCCCATTTTCGAAATGAGTACTGTATCCGTCAAGGAATGTATCGTGAGAGAATCACCCGACTCCAGAAGTATATAAAAGAATTTATTAAATATATCTGTCAGGTTCAATGTACTTATACGGTTATTGGAGACATCAGAAGAGGCGTTGATCAGCATGACTTCTTCTGTGAGAGAATCGGAAAATCCAGGAAGGATTCCACCGATCTTTAGTACTAATTGATTTTGGGCCGTATTGGAAGAAAACAAACTCTTCATCATCATAGACGTGAATAATCGTTTTTCAATAGGACTATTTCCCACAATCGAAGTATCCATTAAATTTACCGTGGAAAAAGCATCTAATTTCACCTTAGTCGCAGTCGTCGTCGTAGGAAGAGTCGGTGTATAATTCGTCTTGTAGTCAATCGTGATTTGATTCGCGTTAGAGATTGGTACGCTATCATTTCCCGAAGCATCTCTATATTTGACCTGAATGGCATGAATGATATATACGGCTTCTCTCAAAGAAAACTGTCGAATGGTTGTGTTATTCATGGATATCCAAACCGACCCACTATTTATAGAATATTGCCACGATACTGCATCTGTCGGAAGATAAGTGATGATCACTTTCCCCGTAGAAGCGGTCGGTAATGCAGAAGATGTCGTGGAGGTCGGAAATGTCACTTCCATCATAATAAGCGGGGAAAATTATACTTTATGCAATATAAAAATTAATACGAAAACAGATTCGGAATTGCATTGTAATCTATGACATACTCGAAATCCGGACGCTCATATACATTCCCGATCAACGTCTCTATTATATACGTACCCATTTTCAAAAAGAACATTTCTACAGGAGTGGCAAGATAAGGGAATAAAACCAGTACGAGCAATACTCCTATTTTGTAATATGGGCTAAAGGTCTTTGCCTTCGGTCCGACGAAAAGGATGCCTAAGTAGAATGCCGAGAGAATAAAATAAAGCCATATCAAATAAAAAATATAATTGCTTAAATAAACCATTTGACTAGTTTTATAGGCAACCTTACTATATTGTGTCGAAAAACGCCTACGCATCGCATTGTTCTGGTTTTTCGCCAATTCAAGAATATTCTCGTCACCAATGGGAATAGTATTGGTAAAGCTCTCTTGATTATTCATCGACCATGGATGCATTTATATTGTCATGAGATATTAGACCGGAGTAAATGAAGGCATCGGGGAAAAAGATGAAATGGAGGACATTTGATGAGTCCTTGTTGAAAAGGATTCTTTGCACATATTGTCAGAGAAGTATGTTGTATTAGCTGGACAACATTCTGCTCCTACACAAGGAGTAGAGGTTGAGTCTGCTTCTGTTCCTAATTGCACACCTTGCTCCGTTGCATCAGGATCTTTTACTTCATCGACATCCATCAATAGTCCAAAATCCACTTTTTCGTAATCAGCTATATCTCTTTTTAACACGTCTTCGTACAAGATGTACACATAGATAATACTTCCCCCTATAGTTATGACAAGTAAAAAATTCATTAGCCATTCTGGTACCGGGAAATTATTTTTAATAATGAATAACGCCGTAATGACCCCGANGGCAACCGCAGATACCAATATCATGTAATTATACGCATTTTTTCGTAGGGTCATACTTCTGAGTTGGGCATCTTGTCTTTGTTTGGTGTCATATAAAGGTTTGATTGCTGTTTGTTTACGGAGTAACCTTGATTGTTCCAAAACCAATAAGTCGTTAATTTTTGTACCCGGATCAACTATGTCACTGTGTACATTATAAGCATTATTTTGTGTTAAATTTCCAGCCATGTGATATAATTTGATGTTATATATTTTTTTAACCCTTCTTACATTTCTTATTCACGGTATCATATGAATACCCGGGATTCTTACAGCATTCTGCACCGACACATTCTTTTACGGATAAAGGGATTAGATCGCCCGAAGCCACATCGGTCGCCGCGGTGATGGAATCAATTATATCATTTGGCTGGAGAAGTCCATCCTCGTTCATTTTACTAAAGTCAAGTTTGTCTCTGTTTAAAATATTCGTATATAGGAAAAATGCAGAAATGCCCCCGATGCCAATGACAAACACCAAGAGGAAATCCATCATTACCGAAGTGTACCCTAAACGTTCTTGCAAGAAAACAATCACCAAACATGCCAAAAAGATCGATACGAAAAGGACCATAATAAGGAGGTACTGTCTTTGCCTGTCTTGGTACGATCGATTCAGTAAAATCATTCTGGCTTTATTACTTTCTACCGAATCGATGTTGTTTTTTTTAGAGTCCAATCGCTTTATTTCATCTTCCACGACCATTTGCGAAAATTTTTGCAATTCCGTAACTCTGTCGTAATCTTTATTATCTATAATACTATCGATACCCATTTATTTTATATGATATATACAATTATTTTTTTATTACTAAATAGGTAGTTATTAAAACAGTCGCCAAGGTGATCATGCCGATTATATACGCGTTATTTTGTTCCATGATCATTATGTGAATGTCTTCTTTAACCCCGTCGGAAACATCGGTCAGTCTATCTTCTTTGTCCAACCATATTCGACTTGGATCAATCTCGGAATTCGAGCTGAAATCCTGATAATTTGTAAGCAAGTCATTCCGTTTTGTTTCGTACGTAACAATGGACCCAGAGATATCATTATGGTTCGTGTTTAGATTACTGATCAACACGAGCTGCCTTTCAAAGGCTGTTTGAAAAGCCTCCTTTTTATCGTCAGTATTATTGTAATTGGCTAAAGGTAACGAGAAGAAATATTCAGGTGCGGCCATATATATTATATATTATTGCTTATATAAAATATCATAGTTTTACAAATAAGTAGTATAAAACCGATGTCGCCAAAATGGTCCAGGATAAAGTCATGTAAATACTCTGATTGTGTAATATGAACGGATCTTCGTCTTCGGGGTTGTAGATCTCTCTCATTCTATTGTCGAGATCGCTCCGTAATTCGTTTATTGTTTTGTGCTTGTCTTTGATATTCGAATTAAAATCGGCAGATCGATTCAGACCACCACTTAAATCCTCTATATCTTGATATAATGCTGTTATTTTGTCTACGGACGAAATATATGCGTTACTTGCTAAGCTTCCAAGAATATTATTATATGATATATATCTTCTATGATTAGAACCTGAATAAGAGATATCTGTCAAAGTGACATGTGGGCTTGAAACATTTATATTACTATACGGAGTGTAACCAGTGTACGCACTGTAAGTTGTGTTTCTATTTATATTTACGATATTCCCACTTAATTCATAACAGTAGTGTGTTGCATTAAATGGACTCCGAACATTTTTACAATCATCAAGCATTCGCAACTTATCTGCTTTATCGCTAATGCCGGTTAAAGTGGTTTCAAATGCTTTCAGTTGTGACATTGTTACTCACTGATTATGTTGTATGCCGATAAATTAAAGTTCCTAAAATCACACACCCAACGAGAATATTCGTGATTTGCATCCACCCTTTAATATACAGCTGGTCAGCGTCTCTTAATTTTCCTTCTTGCTGCTGGACTTCTTCTAATTTCTTTTCGTACTTGCAATTTTGGCTCATGATCGGATTATTCGCCATATGCGATAAATCCTCCTTTTCTGGTACTACTTCCGATAAATTCGCCAAACGGCAAGCAAAGTCGTCGTTGAAAAACCTCTCACTCATTCTATATTTTCGCTAAATATTATAATTACTTTAGACAAAACAACCCTTAAATAAATATAAATACTCTTTATATTATATATGTCGTTGAAATTCCCGTCTATTGATTCAATATCACCTTTAGAAGTTGTATTGTTTGCGGTTTTCGTTTTGTATCTTATTTTCCCGGTCCCCACTCCACCATTTTTAATCCAATATATAAATAGTAACATAAGTATCGCCTTAATTATCATTTTAACACTGTACATGTTATTCTATACTACTCCGGTTTTAGCCATACTCACCGTATTTGTAGCATATGAACTATTACGCCGGAGCCAGAATGCATTGGTTTCGAAAGGATTTATTCGCCACTCTCCGTCACAATGGAAAAAAGACGAAGAAATGCGGAAAATGAATCCTCCGGTGGTGACGACCTTGGAGGAAGAGGTGATTCAGGTAATGGCTCCCATTGGAAAAGGTGAATCGGCGTTGGGTACTACGTCTTCATTCAAACCAGTCCAGGATAAAATTGCCGGCGCATCTATGATTTCGTAGTTTTCATAATATTTACTGTTTTTGTATATAATATTATGAAAGAAACACATTGGTATGTGGGTTATTCTGGTTTGGATTTTGTTCTTAGACCGTCCAGTATATAAAAAAAGGAACTCGCACTCAACTTGCGGTTATCAAACATAGCAACGAATTTATTATCGTAGGTAAGTGTCTCGAATTTTTTGAACGTGAACATTCCCAACGCGAATGAACAATGAATGAGGACGAAATAAAACCCGATCGTAGCTAAGACGGAACCGTCTTTGATTCCCTTATTGTTATTTTTCTTCGATTTGTATTTAGGAGAAGCCAACCCTATTATCATAAGAATCAATCCTAAGAGGAAGAATAAAAAGAAGGAGAAAAACCCAACAAACACCCCCAATCCGTTCTTGAAATTATCCAGGACAAACATAGTCACCAGTAAATTAGGAAACCCAAGACCTGCTCCAGCACTGACTAAAAAGAAATGTAAAAAATGACTGAAAGTTACCATCCCTCGCTCATACACATTTGTTTTAAGTGGAACTACCGCGACGTCTTCGTACGCTTCATTTGAATTATCATTTAGCAATTTACAGTCCATATAAGACCCACTGCCGGTATCGCCTGATACGGCGTTTCCGTTGAGTCTGTTTTCTTCACGTCGTCGTTCGCGTCGTTTTCGTTTATCGCGTCGTATTTCCCTTACTGATCGTGGTTTAAATCCTTCCCTTTCTTCTTCCTTGTTGAATAATTCGAATGGTTTAAATACTACATTCGATGTCTTCGTTTGTACTATTTGGACAGCGGGTTTGGCTACTTTAATAGTCGAACTTTCATGGAATGAATCTGGTTCGATGATTTCTTTATATGCTGCTTTTGCTGAAATACTTTGCGCGGGAGCTTCGCTTGCGGAGAACAACGTGTGATTAGTAACAATGACGAAATTGCCCGTTTTCGTCTGATATAAAACGGTGGGCTTGAATTGTGAAAATACCGATCCGAAATCGGGGGATTGTATCATAAAGGTTCCACCAGCTCGGTTGAATTCTAAACCAATACAGATAAACATTTTCTTCGTGAGTTGTTCGATCCCCTGGCATTCAATGACCATATCAAATAAATGTTTATTCGTCGTCATCTCGTGAAGTTTTTTCGTGATGTGGATTTTCGTGGCAGAGTATTTTTCTTCTAAAAAAAGAATATTGGAGATGGTGGTGGATTGAGCGACATGAAACAACGTCGGACTAAAAGGGGTTAGTTTTTCGTCATTGAAATGATATAAAACTTCTAAATATTCTTTATTTCCGCTATTGACTATTTCGACGGCCATACTATTCTTATACTAATATGGAATATAAGAAAACATGCCACTTTCATATATGGTTGCTTGGAATGTATCCTGGAAACCTTCTACATACACATCGTCTCCCGTAGTGACTTCTTCGCATCCATATTCACTGCTACCAGTTTTCCCCTTCACTTTCACGGGTAATTTTGCCTGTAAATTAATTCCTCCTCCCCCAGAAACAGTATAGTACTGCCATTTATTCCGCGAAGTGATTGTTCTCCTTCCCATGAGTGGTAGAATCTCATTGTTGTTTCCGTAACGTTTGGTCAGAATTCCTACTTGGGTATATTGCACATTGTATTGCTGAGTGGGAACATTGATGCCAATGCTGTTCATGGGTATATTCATAATGACTGGATTATTCATGAGCCCACCTGCATCGCATTTTATTGGAGGAACATATGCATTACTCAGTGGGTCGCCGCCAGCATTACCGCCGCCGCATCGGCTCAAGTCGTTGCGTATATCATTTTGTTTTTGGGCGAATATCAGAGGAGGGGTCGAGAGATGTTTATTCTTATCGGAACTTCCTACATTCGATAACCTATATCCCAAAAACAAAATGATTCCGATTAAAAAAAAGATAAACAACGTGGTGGCGTGGTAGTCGTTTTTTTTCCCTGCCATATATACTTTCCGTTTATTTTTTTAGTACGTTATACCAAAATGTATAAGCGAAAGCCGCGCCAAAAAAACATATGATTAAAAAATGGAAAAAGTGGAAAAAGTGGAACGATTTTTTCTTTCTTATTTTTTGCTTTTTACGCATCATTTTTTTCAATCTCTCGAAGAACCCCTTTCCTTTCATTTCCTTGTCTTTGCAACGATAACATTGGTTTTGGGTACTATTCGGCCAACTGATTAAATTATCTAATGTTGCTTGAAGCGGTATCCACTCTTTTGATAGGCCGACCATGGACATCAAAAGAAGTATCGGTAAATACATCAACGTATATTTAAGAATATCGAGGAGGTAGAAGATAAAACATTTGGGAATATTCATCACCAATTTAATGGCACACTTCATCGTTTTAATTATATTTTTTATCGCGTTCATGACGGGTTCGATGATTTTTTTCATTTGTTTTGTCAATTTTGAAAGTTGTTTTTTTAGCTTATTGGGCATTGCCTTAATTGGTTTTAAGATTAGCTTACTAACCTTTTTGGGAACTTTTTCCGTCATTATTTTTTCGAGTTTTTTAATCATTTGTATAGTATTATATTATTTTTGGTTCATTTTTTACATTATCTTATCATATCGTGCTCTTCAATTGCGGAATTTATCATTCTATTTCTCAGCATACACCGTTTTCTTTTTTCTTTACATTTTTCGTATTTTTTTTTCCATTTCGCCTCTTTGCATCCTCCTCCTCCGCCACCACCTCCTCCGATACCACCTCCTCCGATACCACCTCCTCCGATAACACGACGAAGTTTAAAACCTTCGTACGAAGGTCGAGGAAGAAATAGATACGCGGTGTGACAAATAACCATGGGGATCAGCAGAAAAATATGTTCTTTATTGCTAAATTTAAGCAAAGCCAACGACAAAACAATAAATAAAACAATCACGTAATGCGCATCCAATATTATATAATACAATATCTGGATCAACAGAGCCAACGATAGTATTGTCCAATTCATAATTATATTAGATGTTTATATATATTTTTACGCGGAGGTGCTATGTCCGCGGATATTTTCCACTAACATACGATAATTTTTTTTTGAGGCGGTCAGGTTCATTTTATCCGAATTGAGAGAATTGTTTTGTGCATTAAGCCCTTCAATAGTACTGTCCAGTACCCTAATTTTTGCATCCAATATTTCTTTTTCTCCCGTCAGCCTAGTGTTGGTATCAGTAAGCTCAACGACAACTCCACTCAAATCTAGTATTGTTTGATATTGAGTGCCTATCTTTGTTAAGAGTGGTCCGTTCTGAAAGAAACAGGTAGGATTACATCGGTCCGGATCATTTTCAAATCCTTCTTTACTCCCAAAAAAAAACGGAAGACAACATACCAGCACAAAAGATCCGGCAACACACAACACAATATTTTTAGTGAATAAAGATATTAGCCATAAAAATCCAAATCCGAAACCAACCAAAGCAGAAGAATTCGTCTGAGAGAATAAAATACACAAGAAAACGAAATAGAGCAATACACAGAGATATACGACCGACTTCTTTTCGGTTACTTGCAAAATATTCATATATTATATTATATTTGAATATTTAACTGGGGCCTGTAGAAATTAATCTTCCTCTTCTTCGTCGTCCCCAACAAACTCTTCCTTATCATCATCATCATCATCATCATCTGCAAACGCTTCCACATTGTCTCCATCCTCCTCTTCATCCTTCTGCGCCTTCTTTTTATCTGAAAATCCGTCGCGGCCTTTTCCGATCTGGAAAATATTGGCGACCACCATGGCAATGACCATGATTACGGTCATGTTTTTGCTAAAGAAAGACGTCAATAAGCCAGTCGCGATGAAAATCCCCACCGACATTAAATCTTGACGAAACACAAAATGAAACAAATTACCTACGGCCAACACAAAGACGAAATACAATACGAATTTGTTCTGTAATACTTCAGTCGATATTTTGGATAAATCTTTCGATCTGCTCATAAGCGTTTTTGCAGATACCATCTATACTTTACCTAAATATTTAATATTATTCGGAAAAAGTGTCATTTACATTCCAATGTTATGTATTTATTAAGGACGATTTCCGTCCATGAAGGCGTTAGCTTTTCCATGAATTCTGTGATATAAACCGTCCCCTCGACACAGACCAATGATCCAATCGCCGAAAATCCGCCTTTGTGTAACAGCAGATGCTTTGCTTTAGACATCATAGACAAATGTACATCAGGTTCCGCGAGAATGACGGAAACGTTCGATGTCTTTTCTAAAACATAATTCATGGTATGTACGAATCTCGCGATTTTCACCGTATTGGAGGCAAACCTTTCATCTAAATGCAACCCACTGAAAATATACACGAAACGGTAGTCTTTGGCTAAATCGACTACCAGGTCCAAGAACGAAGTCTCGGTTTCTTTATCCCCGCATCGGATATGTACGCATAGAACCGTTTCGTCATTCACTACACGAATTAGTTCTGGTAATAATACGGGCGAATGGGCAATATATTTCTTCACCGCTCCAATCACTCTATACACATTTGGAACAGGTTCATCGGCAGGTCTCGCTTCAATGTAATAATGGACAATCGATTGCGGATAGGAATGACCGACCACATATAATCTTTCTAGTTCTTCGACGGAATTGTGCGGATTCGCTTTCCAAAATCCGCTGATAGAAGGGAGATTCAATAAGTCGCCAATGTTATATCCCGCCCCAGTCACGTCGTTCAGAATCGATTTGCCGTATATTTGAATATCGGTTTCCTCTATTTTTTTATGAAATATCTTGATCATGGCAATCAATCAATATGGTTAACTGAAAGACATTCTGATTAATCATTTTTTTCGTTAAAATAATTATAGAGCAAATTATCTGGATTATGATTGTGCACCTCTCCACAAACCAGTTTCACATTTTCATACATCTGGCGTATAACATCGTTGGGTGTCGCAGTGCCAATCTTTAAAAACCCATGTTTTCGTAGATACTGTTTCACTTCGGGCATGGGGGTTTCTTTCAATGCCAATTTTTTAAGGTTCGCTTCGTTGCGCAAGGTTTTATTGGACACTAATACAGATACAAGAGGATTGATTTTCGATTTGCCAATCCGATACGTCCGTCGTACTGTTCGTTTCTGATGTTTCGGTTTCTTCTTGTTATGTTGCTGCGACGTTTGTTTTATTTTTTTGGCACTTGCGTATTGTTCTCTTTCGCTCATCTCTTTGATTTTTTCGTTGAGCGTTGTCTCGTAATTTTTCTGGAAAGGAGATAACGGAGTGTCTATAACTGTCTGTTTTATGGTCGGCGGTTTTGAGCTTTTTTCAGTCGTGTTTCGCCATACCCGGTATGTCGGTTTTAATCCTTGTTTTAAATTTCCCCACGGTGGAGGAGGTACCTGATTGTTGCTGTATGGGAGATAAGAAGGGATATCGATTTTTGGAATGTAACTTTTCAATGTATGGTTTTGATTATTATGGTCTGGTGTCGGTGGCCTCTTTACTTCTTTTTCTTTTTCTGCTTCTTTTGGTAGTTTGTTGAAAAACTGGATAGATTCTTCGAAATCACTTTTCGGTGGAATCTGCATGTCTTCCGGGGTCTGGTTCGTAGTAGTAGAAGTTTCATTTTTCAAACGAGTCTCTTGATTCTTCCGTATCATATTGAGTAGATTACGTTTTAACGTCGACACCTTCGTTTTCTTTTCTTTTTTCACGGGGTTTATTTTTATTTTCGCGGCCTTTTCTCTCTTTTTCTTTGTCCCATTGTGCATTATATTTAAAGACGATGGGTCGAGAATGATCATTTTTTCGCTCATTTTTGTTTATTTATTATATATATAGCCCAAACGAAATTTTATCTTTCTTTACATGCATATGTTCTTCGAATAATTGAAGACCTACTGTCAAATCCTCTAAAGTGATCATTTTCTTTTCCTCTTCCGTTTTCCCGTATATTCTTTGAGAGTGGGCGATCTTGCAAAACAGAAACAACTGTTCCATTCCCCTCCCGTTATCTTTGAACTTTTCCTTTTTCAATTGGAAAAAAGATTCCGTAATCTCGTGTTCGTGGAAATGCCAGCCGCGGGAAGTAACGATATGACACCAAATTCGGAATAGTTCTTTTATGCTATACGCCTCAATGTTGAACCGCCAGATAAATCTGGAATTCAAGCCTTTGTTTATTTTGAAAAACGATTCGTTTAAATCGGATTCGTATCCGGCAATAATGACCATGAAATTATTCTTATTGTCACTTAACGACTCACACAACGTATCGACACATTCTTTGGCGAACATGTCATCTTCTTGTAGGCTATATGCCTCGTCAATGAACAATACACCCCCCATACATTCATCAATGACTTTACGCGTTTTGATGGCCGTTTGTCCTAAATATCCGGCGATGAGATCGGTGCGCGTGACTTTTTTAAAGACATTATTCCCTTTTAATATGCCGATTTTCGAATAAATAGTCCCGATTAGTTTCGCCAGTTCTGTTTTCCCGGTCCCGGGGGGTCCAGTTAATACGGTGTGTTTATAATCACCATACGACGAATCATCCGCGAATCCTTGGATAAAATAAAGAAGTTGTTTCACGAGGTCGTTTTTCAAGGATTCTAACCCGATCATTGCATACAACTGATTCAATTCTGGTTTTATTTTATGTAATGCCTGTAAATCAATATTATACTTTTTACTGGAATCATACTCGACCGTGTCGATTATCGTCAAAATATCTTTCAAGGACCGTATGGAAACTTGGATGGTGATCTTTTCCTTTTCTTTCTCTTTCTCTTTCTCTTTCTCTTCCTTTTCCTTTTCTTTGTCTTCTGTTTCTTTTTCTAGATCGGCGATTTTCACTTCGTGTTCTTGTTGCCATCGAATATATACAGAAGAATCACTGTTATAAGGGCACGACGAATCTTCATACTGCGAAAAGGAAGCGAGATAATTTTGTCGCATCATACTGTATAACTCGAACCGACACGAATAACTTAGATATTTTGCAGATTGACGCTTGTCTAAATCTGATAGGAATGACGAATAAGCAGGAATGGAAGATCTAGGCGATTGTGTATTCTTCATGGATTGTATCTATTCTATTATTAAACGTAGCTATTCTTTTATTAACATTTTCCACTAATTGCCAAAATATCCTTTTATTATACATGAGACACATCCCGAAAAAATATACCCGAAAAACGTGTAAGAAACTCGTCTTTAATGCGTCAGAGTACGAAAGCAATGATGGTATGCTTACTACTGTCTGGGGACCACCGCTTTGGCATTATCTGCATACCATGAGTTTCAACTATCCGGTCAAGCCTACTGCAAAAGACAAGAAAAATTACCGAGATTTCGTGTTGAACTTGGTGAATGTTCTTCCCTGTGGCAAATGTAGGAAAAATTTGGAAGGAAACTTTCGCAAATTACCGCTATTGAAAGAGTATATGAAGACGAGAGGGACCTTTTCCAAATATATATTTGATCTTCACGAATTAGTGAATAAAATGCTGAAAAAACAATCCGGACTTACGTTTGAAATGGTGAGAGACCGTTACGAACATTTTCGATCCAGATGCACGAAAACGAAGAAAAAGAAAAAGAAAAAGAAAACGGAGAATGGATGTACCGAACCACTCACAGGTGAGAAATCAAAATGTGTTTTGCATATAGTTCCACGAAGTAAAGAGTGCGAAACGTTTCAAATAGATAAGCAATGCGAAATGGTGAAAATCGTGCATTGAACACTTTAGGAGTGGCACATCATCCATTCGGATTTTTAAATAATATATATTAAAGTTATAACATATATGACACAAGAAGAGACANCAGATACAAAAACAATTCCGTTTTGGGGAAATAACCCAAACGTGTTGTTTTCGCCTGAATACATCTTAGAATTATTTCCGGTATCCAGTATGACGTATGTTCAAAAAATGAACGCGGTGACTCGATTAGTCCTTATACTTGTGGTGGTATTTTATTTCATTTTGCGAACGTGGCGAGTGATTATCATCGGAGCGTTGACTTTAGCGTCGATTTGGATATTGGAATATACCCAAACGAAGAAAAAGACCGTGACTTTCTCAGACGAACAGGAAGGGTTTAAATCCAATGCAGCGGAAGACTATGTGAAAAAACATTTGTTGCCGACGAATATATTCGGAGAGGCAACCGAAAATAATCCTTTGCAGAACGTGATGATTACGGATTATGACGCGCCTTCTACTAAAAAACCCGCTTCCGCCGCCTATTTGCCGGACTCTCAGAAAAAAATCATGGACCAGACGAAGAAAATGATCGACGATATAAATCCAGAACAACCGAAAATAAGCGAAAAATTGTTTCGGAGTTTAGAGGATAATTTGGCGTTCGAACAGTCCATGCGGCCATTTTACAGTAATCCTATTACCACGATTCCCAATGACCAAGGGGCATTTTCGGACTTTTGTTATGGCAGCATGGTTTCATGCAAAGAAGGGAATCCTTTTGCATGTGCGCGTAATCTCTCCAGATACACGAATTAAGGATTTGTCTCACTATTTTGATTATTTAGGACATAAATTTGGCGTACAAAAAATAAAAAATGGTATAAGATATATAGCATGTTTTCAGAAGATTATCCATTTAATCAATCCGCGCGAATGGGCAATGATTTGACCGACAAAACGCAACGAACTGTACAAAATAGCGCGTATCTGGATAATGTTCTCGCCCACTTTTCTTCCGATAAAATGTCTTCTTCTCATGTCGATTTCGCCACACAATATCCTGGAGTGATGGTTTCTGGAACAAACGGTGGTACCGGATTAGGAGCATTGGGCGTGGATACGGAATCTTCCTTGTTATGGAGAACGGCTTCTCAGCGACCTTTAGAAAAACTACAATTGTTTCCCCGGTCATTTTTGACGGTCCCTTATTTAGGGAGAGGATCGTGCGATACTAATTTAGAATCTCAGTTGATTCAAGGGGAGAACGTTCGTGGGAAAAAGAGTATATCGACCGTGATGGAACAGAATTTTCTGCCATTGGATAAATATCCGTTGGATTCGGATAAACGTGCACGGGCAAGTGAAGCCAAATATTCCGTGGAAGAATTAGCATTAGACGGATGGGTGAGAGGGGGGAAGGCGACGAGGGATTTCGAAGAACAAACCTTTAGCAAAAATTCGAAACCGACCGTTTTTGGATTTTAATTGGATGCGTTAAGAATAATTTCTGGGGACAATATATATCATGAATAATTCAGCAGTAGGAAGTCTCGTCCGTGGAGGAAACGAAAATAAGGGCCCAGTTGTGGGTGGGTCAGAAGCGGCATCTGCTGGTTCTAGTCCATTCGCTGGACTTTTCGGTACAGGAGGAAGGCGAAGACGAAAGAAATCGAAAAAAGGTAAAAAGTCATGTGGCGGCAAGAAACGCGGACGAAAATCACGGAAATCGCGCAAAAAGTAAAGGGCACTAAAAAAATAATCACTTATTCATAAAAAGTAATTATTCACTTGCAAAACGATATGAAACACTCTGTTTATTATTTAGGAGTAAAAAAACATGGATTTCTTGGAATATTTCAAGAGCCTACCTTCGGTCATTGTATATGCGAGCAATCGAGAATACCGTGCTCATATTCGTAAAACGTTCCGTTTCGATCCAACCGAAACCTATTCGTACGAAGGAAAATGGGTAAATTTCGACGATCTGGACGAAGAGTCGAAAGATGAGCTTATGTTTGACTCGAATTCCATGTCGAAATCTATGGATATATTGTTGAAAGCGACAGAAAACGATCATTTCTTCCAAGATTTGTATCGCCACGCGGCGGGAAGAATGTTTTCCGAATCGCTGGAGATAGGTCAAGCCGTCGTTTGTTCATACGATACTTTCCATTTGTATTATTCGTGTGTATGGTATTATCTGCATGGAGGAACTTCTTCTTTATCGGCGATTGAGGAATATAAAAAACTCAAGGCGTACTTTGAAATGGTATAAAAAAATAACTGCAGTATATATAATTATATATGTCATCTACGCGCAATAAAAACACCGCGGGAAATTATGCCATGGAAAAATGGTCCGACTCGAAAAAACACGAAGAAATCATGTATATTCATGCATCTCAAGGACAACCGATCACGACCCAATATCCTGGCAATGGTCTTCTTACCGGAAGAATGGCAGGTCGCGATTTAGCGGGAAATTCCTGCGACATCGAATCGGCTCTTTTCGGAATCGGGTCGACGAATTTAGAAAATCCCTTGCCGAAAGTCACTCCACAGATCAATTATCTCACCAGTCTGAATATCATGAACAAAATACCCATGATCACACCGACGCCATATGAAAACGAACCGAATCAACGACCTATGTACCTCAACTGATTAATTGGATTTATTGTATTTATAAAGCAAATAAATACAATGCGAATAAATACGATAACTTGCACTTCGTCAGCATATCCGCAATGAATACTACTCTCGAGAAGAAAGAAACATATACAGCTCCGTGGGAAGAATCTAAATGGTTGTTCGCGTCTTCGTTTTTGTTTTTATTTCCGGCGATACTTGCAGGTTATCATCAGCTGTATTCGTATTGTTTTATTTTGATCATCACATCATTTGTATCTGCAAATTACTGGAGAAAAGCGACATATTCGTGGAGAAGAAATATGGATTTGGTCGTGTCTAAAATGGCATTTGTAGTGTTTGTATCGAAAGGATATTTAACCGTCGTTTATTATCCATATCTGATCACGGGATATTCGGGTTTAATCCTTGTATGTTATGTATTCACTCAATCAAAAAAATTATGGGAAAAAAAAGACAAGCGTTGGGTCTTATATCATTTTCTTTTTCATGTTCTCCTTACATATGAACAGATGATCATTATTGACAGCATTCGATGCATCGATTAGTGATAGTTTCTTCTTGTATATTCCCGCGTCCGATTTCTATTCCCTTTAAAACTACTATTTTGTCTCACTTTACTTTTTTTTCCGGTAAAATCGGAAGCGAATATTTTCAATAT